CAACCTGTCTGCGGCAGAAGTAAACGCCCAGGCGGCGGCTGCGCTTACTGCTTACGACCCACCGACCAAAGCTGAACTGGATGCGGGGCTAGCGGCATTGAATGACCCCACGCCTGCGGCTATCGCGGATGCGGTGTGGGACGAAGCCCGTACCGGCCATGTCACTGTTGGTACTTTTGGTTATTACCTCGACGCTGCCATAAGTAGCGTGAGCAACGCTGCGGGTACAGGTTCAAGCAAATGCACTGTGGAGGTCTCGGAAGGCGGCGCGGGGGTTCCTAACGCACAGGTATGGGTGACTACGGATTCAGCGGGTACGGTGCTGGTTGCGTCGGGCACCACCAACGACGCGGGCAAGGTTCCGTTGATGCTTAACGCGGGGAGTTTGTACTACCTTTCGGCGCAGTGTCCTGCCGGGTACAACGACATTCACTGCAAACCTTTTGTAGCGGTAGCGGACTAATGGGAAACACATTCACAACCACGACGATTAGCGCGGGGCAGGGGACCAAGGTGCATGAGTTGCGCAAGCAGGTTGCCCAATGGTTGCCCGAGAATTCGCCTGTACGCGGGTTCATCCACACCATCAACCGTGTTGTAGACGAAATACGGATGCGCGGGTATTGGACATTCTGGTTGACCGAGGCGCGGTTTTCCACTGTCGCGCCCTACACCACGGGTACGGTAGCCGTGACAGCGGACAGCACGACAGTCACGGGCACGGATACGGTATGGTCCTCTGACATGGCGGGCCGGAAGATTCGCATATCAGGGGGCGAAGAATACGAGATTGTCAGCGTGAACGCAGTGGCGCAGACGTTGACCTTGAGCATTGCGTACACGGGCGCAACGGCTACTGCGGCGACGTATGCCATCTATGAGCCGGTCTACACGCTTGCTAGCGACTGCGAGAAGGTCATGCGTATTTGGGACCTGACAGACGGGGATGAGTTCCAGTGCCGCGACGCGGCTTCTGTGTACAGGCGGAAAGCGTTGACCACGTTTCGGGGTTGGACGCAGTTCGTGACGCATATCGGTCGTTCGTTTGCGTATGCGCCCAAGATTGTGATTGAACCGTACCCTGACGAGTCGCATCAGATTAGCTACCTGTATTACAGGGTTCCCACGAAGGTCAACGCGATTGATGACCATGTAGACGTGCCGTCCCACCTTGACCCCGTGATTGTGCAGGGGGCGTATGCGCACATCCAGAAACAGAACAAGGTTGACAACTGGCAGTCTGAATACCTGAGTTTTCAGGAGATGTTGAATACGGCTTGGCGCAGGGAACAGCCGTTGAGCGGGGCGGTATTCCGCATGTGCCGTCAGGACTTGGCGGACCTGGGGATTCTGACGGAAGAAAACTATACGGAATCCGACCAGATAGCGGTGCTTGACTAATGGCGTTATCAGCACAAGAGTTGGTTCGGGGGTTTACAGGAGAGAACAGGCTTCATGCCGATGACCTGTTGCCCGACAACGTTTCGCCGGACGCGCAGAACTGCGATTACCGGAAGGGTACGATTGCCAAGCGCAAAGGGTTCTCGCGTCTCCATGCGACGGCTATCAAAGAGGGCGGGCAGGTAATTGAGAACAGTGCTTCCAATGCCTGCATTATCATCCCGCACATTTCTGTGTATGAGTTCACAAAGGGTTGGACAATCACGCTGCGGGTCAAGCTCATGCAGTTGCCTACTGACGACTGCACCATCATCGGCAACTTGGACACGTCCACAAGCAAGGGATGGGAACTCCGGTTCAGTCCCGGCCTCCAGCAAGTCTATTTGCGCCTGTACGACACCACATCGACACTGCAAGCGGTGTGGGCGTCTACGTCTCTCGTGATAGGTCAGGCGCACACAATCAGCGCACAGATTTCAGACACGGGGTCTATCCGTTGCGGGGTAGACCTTCAGATGAATTCCAAGACGGGCGATTACACGTTAGACCCTAGTTCGCGCGACTACTACGTTGGCGCTGGGATTGGCGCAACCCCGCAGAATCAGACAATATCAATGGTGGTCGATGAGATTCGGTTCTGGTCAAAGTACCTCCCGTTCTCTGCTAATTCTGAAATCCTTTCGTGGGAGTTGGGTCAGGACAAGCTACAAGACCCTGACCTCGTGGGCTACTGGCGGTTAAACGAGACCCGCGAAACCGTATATGACGACCTGAGCATCAACAGGAACCATGCGTATGCGTATTCTGCGGGTCCGTGCCCGACAAGGGGCATGGTCCCGTTGCAGGAAGATTACGGGACTGCTATCCGGTTCAATGGTGCGGACGACTACGCCGCGGCGGCGTACAACGCGAACTTCGCGCCGGTGCTGAACACAGGAAAGAATTGGACGGTGGAGGCGTGGGTCCGGCTGGACAACCCCTACCATGGGTCCATAGCAACGATACTCCATCTCGGTGATGGCAAGGACGGCGAGTCGTCGGTGGGGTATGTGTTCAAGATTTACCTTTCCAGCGGCGACCATAGCCTGTATTACAGCTTCAGTACAGCGACCACACACACAAACACGGCAGTGGATTCCGGGTATGACCTGACGGCAGGGACTCCGGTGCATATCGCCCTTCGCCGCAGGGATACGAGTGTCTCTCTGTACATCAACGGGGAGGTCTACCACACCACGTCGGACGTGGCTAGCGAGACGGGACCTTCCACATCTATACAGACGGATAACGGCATGTACTTCGGCTCGGAGTATGCCGACAACGCCTACGTTGCCGCGAGGTACGCGCCGGTTACGATAGACGAGGTGCGCCTCTGGTCTTGCGCACGAAGCACTACTCAAATCCAGGAATGGATGAACCGCACACTCAGCGACACCAAGCACGACGACCTTGTGGGCTACTGGCGGTTTGATGCCTACGACTTTCTGAACGACGAGGTGCAGGGCGGCGCGGATGTTGCCACTAAGAGCGATGGCGACAGACCGTACCCGTCCTGTGGTTTAGTATACCATCAGTATCCGCCGCGCCTCCTGATGGCGGCCCCGATGTCCCGGCATTTGAAGGGGGATGAGGTCGGTGTCGGTCGGACCCCGCGGGACCGCGAGATAGTGGTTTGCACACAGAGCGACGTGTGGAGCGTCCAAGGTGATATAGCAAACCACCTCAGGCGTTTCCAAGACGCCGGTGAGTCTGGGTTGTTTCATTGGGTTCAGCTCGATGACCGGCTAGTGTTCTGTAACGGCCTTGATCCTAATTACAAGTACGACGGTGCGGAAGTTCCTCAGAGCGTCAGCATCGAAACGCCGACAACCTCCCCGACAGCAGCACTTGGACCGCAAGGCGGCGAACTCGGCAATGGCACCTATAAGTATCGCGTGTCGTTTCGTAATAGCCGTGACGGCACGGAATCACTAGCGTGTGCGGAAGCGAGCGCCGCGATTGCCGCTGGCCATTACGGGTCACTGATATCCATTCCCGTTAGTACTAATGACCAAGTGAATCAACGGCGAATCTACCGGACGATATGTGACGGTTCCACTTTCCGCTATCTGGGCGATATCGACGATAACACGACGACGACCTATACGGACGGTGCGTCGGACGCGTCGATGCAGACGAACGAGATGTTGAACGAATACCGCGGGCACGTCCTGCCCCATCGGTGCTGTGAAGTCTATGCTGCGCGTCTTTGGTTCGGAAACAGTAAAGAGTACCCCAGCGGGTTGCGGTACAGCGAGGCGAGCGCATACAGCGATTTCCCGGAAGAGAATGTCATCCTCGTGGACCGTGGCGGCGGCGATGAGATCACTGCTCTGAAATCGGCGTTCGGTGGGTTGATCATCTTCAAAGAGTACAGCATCCATTACCTGACAGGGACCGGGGCGACGACCTTCCAGGTGGCGAAGGTTGTTGACGGTCTGGGGTGTGTGGCCGGTCGAACGGTTTCCTCCGGTCCAAACGGGATATACTACTTAAGCCATGACGGTGTTTATTTGCTTGGCAGTGATATGTCTGTTAAGCCGGTTGGGCAGACGCAGCGACCGTTGCTCGAAGACTTAAGCAAACAGCATCAACGATATGCCACCGGGGTATACGACTACCTGACAGGCAGGTATATCGTTAGTGTCGAGGTGGACGAATAATGGCTGTCTCCTGGGAAATGCACCTGCCTGTGAACGAGGGACTTGGTACAACCCTATACAATGCAGGGACTCTCGGTTCGGCGGGGAACGGTCGCCATTATCACATGGCGTGGACCGTGGACCTCACCCGCGACATGTGCCTCGAGAGAGACGGCTACGGGGAAATCATCACAGCCAC